TTTTATTGAAAGCCGTATTGGTTCTGCGCCTCGTCAACAGCAGGAGTCAGCTTTGTCAGAAGCATCAAGTGCTCATTCAGGCCGTCGGGCGGCGCCTGATGCGGCACCACCAGCCGCTCCGGTGTCCCGTTCGGGCACAGGAACTGGTTCTAGCCCTAATCGCGTAACGCTTTCCCGCGCAGAGCAAGAAGCAGCACGAGATATGGGCATGTCGCTCAAAGACTACGCCAATAACAAGGCATCATTGATTAAATCTGGCCGTATGAACGGCTAAAAGGAGAGAAATATGCAACCCGTTAAAGAAAAATTGAACTTGCGCCCTGATATGCGCCCAGAAACCAATGACGAACGCCTTGCCCGTCGTACCGCCGAGCTTCGTGGCCACAATAACGCGAATCTTGATGAGACAACTGACAAGTATCAGACGCCACCGGCACCTCCCGGCTGGTCGTATGAATGGAAAATGAAATCCGTTAACGGATGGATAGATCCTACGTTTGATCGGCGCACTCAGATCGGCGGTTGGGAACCAGTTGAAGCCAAACGGCATCCTGAGTTAATGCCGAAGGGGACGGCTGGGGCCATCGAGATTGATGGCATGGTGCTTTGTGAGCGTCCGCTTGAAATCACAAAAGATCGTCAGGCACGTGATCTTCAGATGGCTCGTCAGCAGGTTCAGATTAAAGCTGGCCAACTTGATCCAAAAGGCAAAGGCGGCATTATCTCTCGCGAAGACGCGCAAGTTAAGCCAAAGATCAGCAGCGACTTTAACTTCGCTGTTCCTGAGCAATAAGATTGGAGAGCAGCATAAAAGCACGGCCATAGACCCTCTCCCGTTGAAATATTTACGGTGAAGCATCTTTGGCGAAGTTGGGAGTTGGGCGCACCCAGCGCAACTTTGGAAACCCGCACACTGAAAAGGGGATGCATACTCGTTCCCATTGATATGGCTGCCCCCGTAGTTTAAGGGGCGGCCATTTTGCTGAGCGGGGCTATGGAAATGTCGGAACTTATAAACTTTATCCTACATAAATGAAAATTGCCCTTTTCTTTTTCTTCTGACTATGTAATATACCAACGCCGATCTGCCCCCGCTGTGGTGGATTGTTCACAAATCCCCGTTTCAAGTAATCGCCCAGCTGCGCGATGATGGAAACTCTCTGTTAAAGGAGAATCCCGTCATGGCGAACACATTCGCGCCCAGCGGCTTTCTACAGTATCAGGGTGGCGCTGGCGGCGCTCCGACGTTCGCTCAGTCTGCTCGTCGTATTGCTTCAGGCAATACAACTCCAATCTTCACTGGTGACCCCGTACAGCCCGTAACGAGCACCGCAACTGGCTACATCACTCAGGCAACTGCCGGTGGTAGCGTTCAGCTTGCTGGTATTTTCGTTGGCTGCAAATATCTTTCGACATCGCAGAAGCGCGTTGTCTGGTCGTCTTATTGGCCAGGTTCGGACGCAACGGGCGACGTTGAAGCATATGTGATTGATGATCCGGCAGCTCGTTTTGTTGTCCAGTCTTCGGGTACAGGCTTCCCTGTTACCGGCACTGCAACAACTCAGACTTCTGGTGTTCAGGGTCAGCTTGTTACGTTTGCTTACTCCTCGACGGGTGCCACATCTGGCAACACGACGGGCGGTAACAATGCAACTGGCCGTTCGACAGCATATGTCAACGCAACCGCAACAACCAATACGTCTCCATTCATTATTGTTGATTACGCAGTTGGCTTCGGCAACGGCGGCGATCAGACAACTCAGTATTGCAACTTGATCGTTGGCTTCAATAACGAAGTCTGGCGTTCTAACGCTGCTAATACCGGCATCTCGTAAGGAGTAGGCAACTATGGCTGTTAATCTTAGTCAGATCAAAGACCTTCTCCTCCCGGGACTCCGCGGCGTTGAAGGCAAGTATGAGATGATTCCATCTCAGTACGACAAGATTTTCACTAAGCACGATTCGAAGATGGCTCTCGAACGTACCGCAGAAATGCGCTACCTCGGCCTCGCTCAGCTTAAGAGTGAAGGTGGCCAGACATCGTTTGATTCGGGTGCTGGTGAACGTTTTGTGTACAACCAAGAGCATACGGAAATCGCGCTCGGCTATGCGATCACCCGTAAAGCAATTGATGACAACCTCTACAAGACCCAGTTTACGCCTTCAAACCTCGGCCTGATTGAATCTTTCCAGCAGACCAAGGAAATCTACGGCGCAAACCTTTTGAACACGGCGCAGACTTATAACGCTGCTATCGGCGGTGACGGTGTAGCACTTTGCTCCACTTCGCATCCGATTGATGGTGGCTCTGTAGCAAATACGCCTACAACTCAGGTTGATCTTAACGAAGCAACGTTGTTGAATGCGATGATCGCAATCCGCACGAACTTCAAAGATCAGGCTGGTCTGAAAGTGTTTGCTCGTGGTCGCAAGCTCATCATTCCTCCGCAGTTGGAGCCAGTTGCAATCCGTCTTTTGAAGACTGAATTGCGCCCAGGCACTGCAGATAATGATGTCAACGCGTTGATGACCACCGCCGGCGGATTGTCTGAAGGTTACATGGTCAACGACTTCTTGACGTCGCCATACTCGTGGTTCCTTCTCACAAACATTGACGGCCTCGCATATATGGAACGAGTGAAGTTCGAAACAGATATGCAAGTCGATTTTGTGACTGATAACCTTCTTGTAAAAGGTTACGAAAGGTATAGCTTTGGTTACTACAACTGGAGATCAATCTATGGAAGTTTCCCAACCTCTTAATTTGGTTGAGAAAATTTAATAAAGATTGAAATCTTTACATCAGCATTGCAAAGGTTTATGATCCTTAAAATCATAAACCGGAGCAATTAAAATGAAGGGCAAAGCAGTAAAACCAAGTTTTACACATAAACAAATTCAGAATGCTTTGGATTACGATCCGCAAACTGGAATTTTTAAGTGGAAAATAAGTCCGGCCAAAAACGTAAAAGTTGGGTCAAGAGCAGGTGGAAATGGAACTGGTGGTTACAGATACATCAGGCTCTTGGGACAAGAAATGACGGAAGGCAGACTGGCTTGGTTTTACATGAAAGGTGAATGGCCTGAAAAAAGGATAAAATTTAAAAATGGCGATATAAAAGATTGTTGTTTTGAAAATTTGACCCCTTCATTTGGTATCATGGAAGAATTTGACCATAAGTCAGAATTAGGGCGCAAGCTTTATGCAAAGGCTTATAGGAAAAAAGAACCAAAAAATCAAAAAAAGACTAGACACCTTAAAAAGTACTACGGAATTTCGTTGGAGAAATTTAACGAAATGATGGAATCCCAAAATGGTTTTTGCGCCATTTGTAAAGAAAGTGAGAAAAGGATGATACGCGGTAAAAATGCAGATTTGTCCGTTGATCACGATCACAAAACTGGGAAAGTACGAGGATTGCTTTGCTATTCATGCAACACAGGAATTGGCAAATTGAAAGACGATAGAAATGTCCTTTTATCCGCTGTCAAATACCTTGACTTGCATGCTGAACCCGAAACTAATAACCTTTAGGAACCTAATATGATCAAACTTGAAACAAAAGAATAAGGAGAAAGCACAATGTCTATTACAGCATTCTCCGGTCCAGCGATTGTATTCGGTCAGAATACAATTGGAACGACTACTGACTACAATCCTGATCTCGGCCCGTCGCTCTTCTGGGGCGGCGTGGGCCGGATCGACCTACGACCAAACTTCAACTACATTCCAGGCCAATCCTCTGGTCAATTTACAGCAGGATTTGGCACTTCGGATGCAATGACGTTGAATTACGCTCCTTACGCACTTGGCGCTGCTGCAATTGCGGCACTTGCTAACGTTGTGTCGGGAACGGCAATGACGCTCGTTTCAACAAACTCCACCAGCACTGGTGTTTCGGTTGGTGCTACATGCACCAATTACAACACAGGTTCTGCAGTTACGGGCTTGTTGATGGTTGACGGTTTCGCATCTTTCACGGGTGTGATTGCAAATAGCATTTTGACGGTATCGTCCCTCACCGGAACGATTACTATCGGAATGACTATTTCGGGTACAGGTGTTAACACCGGTACGACCATTGTAAACCAGCTTACCGGCCCAGCCGGTGGTGCGGGTACTTACACGGTTCAGGGTGATGATACTGCGTCTTCTACAACAATAACTGGTCAGGCTACCGGAACAACTGCTCTTGGGCAGCCATTTGGTTCGCCATCCACCATTTATCTGTGGAACCCGCAGGCAATCATTTCTCGTGCGGTTAGCATTACGGGTACTGCATCTGCAACAGGCGGAGATTTCTTGGTTAGCGGTTACGACATTTATGGCGTTCCGATGTCTGAAAAAATTACTGCTGCGTCTGGTGTAGCGACAACCAATGGTAAAAAAGCATTTAAATACATTGCGTCAGTAGTGCCGCAGTTTACCGATGCTCATAACTACTCCGTTGGCACGACGGATATCTATGGTCTTCCAATTCGTTCTGATAACTTCGGCGATTTAGCAATCAACTACAACGCCACGGGTATTACTGCGAATACCGGATATGTAGCGGCTGTGACCACAAGTCCTGCCACTACGACCACAGGTGACGTCCGTGGTACATATGCTCTGCAATCGGCGGCAGACGCTTCCAAGCGGCTTGTTGTTCGCCAATTTGTCACACCAGCTAACATGGGTTCCATCACGGGCCTGTTTGGCGTAACACAAGCTTAAGGAGTGAGCCATGAAGGGTCACAAAGGACACCACCACGGTCATGTTGAGCATGGTGTGCATCACAAGCATCCTCGCGCTGAACACGCGAAGGGTGGCAAGGCCGAATCTGCCCATGAGGGCGATTGGGATCACGACGAGTCGCCTTCGGATGTTTACGAAGGTAAAGATTCGCACGTTGTAGCAGAAGCCAAAAAGCGTAAGCATGGCGGCAAAGCCAAGCATCACGTTGGTATGCACGAAGGCGCTATGGCTCATCACCGCGCTGACCGTAAACCACGCAAGTCGGGTGGCCGTTCGGGTTCCAACATGAACCCGCTTTCGTCTGCTCACAAGGGTACGGAGCCTAAAGGCCACCACTCTTACGAGCCAGAAGAGCACCGCTAATAGGTTGGGGGAGCTTCGGCTCCCCTTACCTCCGTTTGGAGAGAATTATGACTGCAGCATGGACGCGCTCTGAAGGTAAATCGCCATCCGGTGGCCTCAATGAACGCGGCAGAGCTTCTGCCCGTGCAGAAGGTCACAATTTAAAAGCTCCTACAAAAGACAAAGATAATCCTCGCCACGA